GGGAAGCGATGTTCAAATAAAATTGCATATTCATAATCCCACTGGTATTCAAATGAGATGGTTTAAGGAAAAACCTAATGGTAAAAGAGATGATTTATCAACAAAAACCATTAGCACAAATTTCAATGACTTAACTGAATATTTATTTGGTAAAAAATATTCTTCTGTTAATACATTTGAAAAAATGTGGAAAGAATTTAATAGTTCATCGTTTAAGTTTTCAAGTCAAAGAACTAAAATAATCAAAGCCTTTGAAGATGATATGAATAAAGCAGGATTACCATTACCTAAGGAAATAAAATAATGTTAGATGGCAGTAATCCAAGAAATATATTCTTTTCTGAAAAAGAAAAAGATTTCATAATTTCAATTAACAAGGAATTGTTAGGTGATGTTATGCAACAACAAATAATATATTATGCTATTGATATTAAAAATACTAAAGCTAATCTTTATGGTGAAAGTGATTCTAAAATATTCAAGAGACCAGTTAAATTCTGGGCTCGTATCGAATATGTTAGCCCTGAAACAAATTATATTACGACTGAAGCTGAAAGAGAATACAGTATAAATGTTATGATGTTGTGGAAATATTTTGAAGAAGCTAAAGTTGAACCAAGGGAAGGTGATTTTATACAATACAATGAAGTTCTATTTGAAATTTATAGTATTAAAGGACCTGCGCATATAGCTGGTCAAAGAAGAGAAGCATTCGATACTATTCTAACATGCAAAGCAACCGCTCGAATTCACGTTGCTGATATTCGTATAACTGACGAGGTATAATCGTGCCTACAAATATTGATGATACAAAAAGAAGAACTGAACCAAGTTTATTTGACAGACCTGATAGTCAATTATTTCAAGATTTTTCAATTTTAGATGCTGACGAAGCTATAATTAAATGGTTTAAGGAATTAGACTTATACATTATTAAAAGCAACGGCGAAAAAATCGAAGTTCCAGTCGAATATGTTTCAGGTGAAAGATGGAAAAAAGCAGAAATTGAAAAAGGATTGCTCGATTCAAAAAAGAATCTTATCTTACCTTTAATCATTATTACTCGACGTAATTTAGTTCCAAATATTCAAAGGCGAGTTCAGAAGCACGATTCAACAAGAAGAATAGTTCTTAATAAACCACTATCACAAATGTCTCGTGATTTTATGCGTAAGTTTGATAATCCATCGACAAAAGTAAATGTTAATACTACAGTTTATAGAGTTATTAAAATACCTTTGCCCACTTACTTTGACCTTCAATACGATGTTAAACTAATGACTAACTTTATATCTCATTCAAATCAACTTATAGAAGGAATTTATCCAGACAATATTTATGTTTGGATTGCTTCTGATAAAGGATACGGTTTTCATGCTACTTTAAGTGAGCCAACAACAGACGAAATTGGTGACATGAAAGAAGAAGAAAGATTAATTGTAAATACATTGACCATAACAGCGCAATCATTTATAATTAGAAAAGATACCTCAAACAGCAAAGATGATGATTATTATATAATTGAAACTCCTACAAGAGTTGAAATTGAAGAAAAAATTAAAAAAGATTATTATCCACCTTTAGGAACTACACCACAAAAGACTTTACCACAATAAGTCATTTTGCTCAAAAATGATTATATTTAAGTATGTATATTACTAAGTATTTAATCAATTAACTATAAATTTGGAGAACTGCACATGGCGCAGACATTAGGTAGTCCGGGTGTATATACCAAAGAAACAGACCAAACTTTCGTACAGCCAGCTGTATCAGAAGCAGGTCCTCTTGTAATCGGTGAAACAGAAAAAGGTCCAGCATTTGTACCGACTGAAGTTTCGTCATTTACAGAATTCGAAAAAAAATTCGGTATACACACCGATGATAACTTTGTCCCATATTATGCGTCAAGCACACTTCGTCACAGTGATAAACTAACTATCGTTAGAACACTTGGCCTTGGCTATGGCGCAAATGGTGCATTATTAATTCAATCGGCTTCTTATGGTGCGAATGGTAGCGAATTAATAATTGGTGTTATTCGACCAACAGCTAACGGAGCAGCAGCTGGTGATTGGAAAGCATATATTTTTCAAGGTTCATCAGGTTCTAATTGCCATTTATCAATGAGTGGTAATGGAACTGCTGCACTTTATTCAAGCATGTCTCTTGGCAAAGATGATAATAATTATATTGGCAATATTATTGGTTTTAATCCGCGTGGAACAACGCTCGGATATATTGATAAAATTTTTAATTACGCATATACTACCGGCACAATAGCACTCGAGTCGTCCGCCGATACTGCTTTTCCAATATCTATGGCGATAACTGAAGGTGATAATTTTACATATGAATACTCAGATGCTGAAACACCAGCAATTCAAAGTCAGTATTATGGTGATACTAAGTATAACCTATTTAAGGTTCATACACGTTCACACGGTAATAATGCAAATGCTGAAATAAAGATTGAAATTAAAGATATTCGTCCTTCAGTAGCACCATCAGTAAATCCATATGGTACATTTACTATTATAATACGCGACTTCGGCGATTCAAATAAAAGACCAATTGTTTTTGATGCATACCCTAACTTAACATTAGACCCAGATTCACCAAATTACATTGCACGTCGTCTTGGTAATCGTCGCCCATCATATAATGTAGCTCAAAGGAAACTTGATTGGATTGGTGAATTTACTAATAAATCAGACTTTATTTGGGTCGAAATGTATGACCAAGCTGGAATTCCGGGCACAGCAGTTCCTTGGGGATTTGCTGCATATTCTGTTTGGCCATCAAATTCAGCAGCTATGCCATTTAGTACTGGTTATAGTATTAATGCACAATATTCTGTTAAAGGTGTTCCGGGAATTGATTATGACCAATATGGTATAGAAAATTTATTCGTAGCAAACCCAGAAAATAAAGCTGGTTCTACTTCACAATCTGCATTTACTCTTGCAAGCGCTTCAGCAATAGCTGCGCAAAATCCAGGAACTCCATATGATAGTTCAGTTATTGACTTAACATCAAATACACCAGTTGCTCTTCGTAAATTTGTTGTTGCTCCTGCTGGTGGTTTTGATGGACTTAAACCTACTGGCCGTTCTTATGGATATGGAAATGATGGTAAAATGGATTGTACTTCAGGAAATTCATCTGGAACTCTCGCATTTAAGCGTGGTCTTGATGTTATAGCTAATTCTGAAGAATATGATTTTGATATTATGTCAATCGCAGGATTGAATTACAGTGACCATGCAGCAGTCTTCAATTATGCTGAAAATATTCTTGAAGACCGTGGCAATGATGCTATGTTGATATTTGACCCATATCCAAGTGGAACTTATTCAACTGAAACAATCACGGATGCTATTTCTGGTATTGATAATAGCTATATGGCAACTTATTGGCCATGGATTTATGTCAGTAATCCACAAAGAAACAAGCACGTTTTGAAACCACCAACGACAGAAGTAATGGGTGCAATTAAATTCAGTGATGCTGTAAGCCATCCGTGGTTTGCTCCCGCTGGTTTGAATCGAGCATCTCTAACTCGAGTTCGTGAAGCTGAAATTCGTTTATCATCTGCCGACCGTAAATCACTTTATGATGGTCGTGTAAATCCATTAGCTACTTTCAAAGATGAAGGTGTTGTTGTATGGGGTCAAAAGAATCTTCAGGTTGCTGAATCACTTCTTGACCGTATCAATGTTCGTCGTCTTTTGATTACTGCTAAGAAACTTATTGTATTTGTTGCTCGTTACCGTCTATTCGACCCAAATGATGCTACAAATCGGAACACGCTTCTCGATGAAATTAATCCAATTCTCGATGAAATACGTCAGAATCGTGGTTTGCATGACTTCAAAGTTATATTAGATGAAAGTAATAATACACCTGATGTTGTTGACCGTAATATTATGTATGGACAAATATTCTTGGCACCGATAGCAGCAACAGAATATGTTGTGCTTGACTTCAATATTTCGAAATCAGGAGTCAATTTTTCTGACATTTAATAAATAATAATTTACAAATAAATACTCACTCTTAAAATTAAACAACTCACTTTGAGGAAATAAAAATGCCTGAAATTCTTGACGTAAATTCGCTTTTGGCGAACCAATATGAGCCAAAAAGGCAATATCGTTGGATTATCGAAATCAATGGTATTGATGCTTTTACAGCTCGTACCGCAAGCCGACCAAAAGGAAGTTTTGGTGAAACTGTGATTGATTTTATCAATGCAAAGTGGTTCCTTGCTGGAAAATATACACCAGACCCAATTGATATTACATTCAATGACCCGATTGCTCCATCAGCTGCTCAAAAAGTTCGTGATTGGATTAATTTGTGTTATGAAGCTGAAACTGGACGTGCTGGATATGCTTCATTCTACAAAAAAGACATCAAGCTTAAGTTACTTGACGGTCCCGGCGCTGTCGTAGAACAATGGACTATGAAAGGTGCTTGGCTTCAAAACATTGACTTTGGTCCGCTTGATTATTCTGTAGAAGACCCAGTACAAATTAATTGTACAATGAGATATGACCGTAGCTTCTTAGAATTTTAATTTTTTATTAACATTAACAACATCAATTAAAAGGAATCAATCATGGGAATTACTCTTGATAAATATTTCAAAGAAAGTGCTGGTATAACTGATAATGACCTTAAAGCTCCATCATTAACATCTAATAACACAGAAGCATATAAAATATATGAAAATTCTATATCTCAAATTTCACAAAGTATAAGACAACATGCAGAAATGGTATCTGAATCAATAGCTGAAACAAATTTATTCAGAACTGCTTCGTTAACTTTCAACATTGTAATACCAAGTGGTGCTATGTTTGTGCATTCACCCTTCCCGCTACGATATAACAGCATGGCGCAAATACACATTGATGGTATATCACTGATGAGTTCGGGTGCCGATGCATCACGATTAGATTTGACAATGGGTTATGCATCCGGAAATCCAGCATATGGTGTAACTTCACAATCGCTAATTTCACAAAGTTCCGGTCCTGGCTATGTTGGACTTTATGGCCCAAACAGTTGGAGTTTGTATTTACAAGATGCTGACCTTCAGAATGAATGGATTACTTCGGGAAACTGGATTCTTGCTACGCCGACAAATATTGTAGGAAGTATAAGTTATCTTAGTGTTACTATTGACTATACAGCTTATCTACGCACTTCTTAATACTAACCCAATATTTTTTAATTCAAGACCATTCATCTTTATTTTGGTGAATGGTCTTTTTTAATGGATTTTTTTTATACATTTGTACTTATTAGTAGTGGTGTATATAAACCAAAAGTAAAATGAAAAGAAAAGAGGAAAAAGATTATGAGTGAACCAATAACTCCAAATCCACAAACAAAAGTAAATCCGCATGCCGAAACTATAAAGCTTCCTTCATTAGGTAAGCTTTATCCAAAAAGTCATCCGTTATTTGGACGCGAATCCATACAAATTAAACCAATGACAACGTATGAAGAAGATATTCTTACTTCAAAAAATTTGGTTAAACGCGGAGAAGTAGTAAAAACGCTTATTCAAAGTTGTATGTTAGACAAAGGCATCAATCCTGATGACATGTATATTTTTGATAGAAATACTATCTTAATTGCTATTAGGTCAATTAGTTATGGCGCTGATTATGGTGTAAAAGTAAAATGTTCTAATTGCGATACGAAGTTCAATTATATATTTGACCTTTCAAAGCTTCCAATAACTTACTTAGAAGATATACCAGAACCAAGTGAACAACACGCAGTTTTCAAGTATACTTTACCAAAGTCAAAAGAAGAAATTCACTTTAGATTTTTAACAGCGCAAGATGAACGTGAAATGTTAGAACAAAGTCAAGCTTCAAACAAATTACAAATTGGTTCTGGAATTACAAATCAAATTAGCATGCGATGGATTAAATCTATTGTAAATTTTGATGGTACTAAAGAAAAATCTGAAATTGCTTCAAAAGTTCGTAATATGCTTGCAATCGATTCGCGAGCTTTAAGCAAATATGTTGAAAGTATTTCACCAACAATTGCTATGTCAGTACAAGCTATTTGCCCAAATCCAGATTGCGGTGAAGAATTTGAGCTGCCGATGCCAATAGAAAAAGAATTTTTTTGGCCTGACGCCTAATGACAAGGCGGCTATTCTTGAATCAGTTTTTATTTGCGTGTACCACTTGAAGATGTCATATCAAGAGGCCTATGAGCTACCCCTACCAATTCGTAAATGGTTGATTACTCGCTTCGAAAAACAAAAAGAAGATGAGTTTGAACAAACAAAAAAGGATAAAAATAAACATGCCAAGCATTAAAGATATAGCCTATGGTATTATGTTAAATAAAATTGCTTCCGACCCAAAAAGGCAAGCAGATTTAGACCAATTACGAAAAGATGCAGAGGAAGCTAAGAAACATGCAATAGCTGCCGAAAAAAATTATCGGAAACCAATTTCCGGTAGTGAAAAATTTGGTGGTATTACAACAAAAATGATTTTACAATTTGTCCTTGATAAAGATTCATTAACGGCTGATGAATTAGAACGTATAAGTAAATTCTTAAAAAGTAAGAAGAAATAAATGGCTGAATTCGATATTGGTAATATTCTTGACAAACTTGTTAGAGATGAACAAGGTTCATTCACCAAAGATGTCAGCGAAAAATTATTTGAGCGCTTAACGACACTTGCTTCAAGTGGACCGGGTGCTTCCGCATACTCAAAAAATGCTGGAATGTTTAATGAAGCTATCCGTATGATGAGTGAAGGACTAATTATGTCTTCAAATGAACTCAATAAAGCAATTGATGAATATTCTAAAACAACAGGTATTTTTGGATTAATCTCAGATAATATAGGACAGTTTCAAGATGTTATTGCAAATATTGTTGATAATCTTGGTTTTCAAGGTGAACAAGCAGAAGAAATTAAACAATCATTTAACAAAGTTGGAGAAAGTGCTTCTGAGCTTGCCAGTACTCTTGAGCGTGTCAATGCGATGGCGACAGAAACAGTTAATGATATGTTTCAACCCTTAGAAGGAATGTTATCAAAAATACCTATTATTGGAAAACTTAGTGATAAATTATTAGAACCTATCAAAGGTAAATTTACTGATACATTTAGAGAAAAAATATTTTCACCTCTTGAAAGTCAAGCTGGAGCAGTTGGACAAAAAGCAGCTATGCTTTTAACTAACCCATGGGTGCTTGCTGCAGCTGCTTTAGTAGCTGCTACTATTGGTGCATTTATTTTTATCGGTCTTAAATTTACTAAAACTGCTGCTGAAATATCAAAAGAACTTGGTATTACTTTTTCTCATGCTGGTGAAATATCAGAACGAATTGTTGCAACAAGTTTTAGTACACAGCGATTCGGTATTGAACTTGAAGAAATACAACAAACAGCCATTGGGCTTATTGATGAACTAAATCAAATGGATATACCAGCAGATACACTTCGCAATATTGTTATGATGGGTCGAGCTCTCGGATTAAGTGCAGAAGAAAACGTAGCTCTTCAATCAACATTGACAAATGCACTTGGTATTCAATTTGATGACCTTCAAGGACAGCGTGATATTTACAATGCAATAGTTATGGAATCTGGTAAACTTAATATGTCAACGGCAGATATAGCTAAGGGTATCGCAGCATCCAAAAAAGGTGCTTCAATTTTATTATCTGTTACAAGAGAACAACGTCAAGAATTTGTTCATCAAGTTGCTGCTGCAGAAAAGCTCGGCAAAAGTTTTGATGAAATGATTGATACGTTTGCTATTTTCGAAGACCCTATTGAAGCATTTTCAAAATTAACACAACTCGCTCAAGTCAGTGGTATTAATATCGACGTTGCTCGCCAAGCTCATCTTAGATGGGCTGGTGACTTCGCTACAGCTAATGAAGAAGTTATTAGTGCATTGGCAAGTGAACTTAATATGATTGATGACCAAGTACAGCGTACTCTTGTTTTGAAAGCTGCTTCGGAGGCGCTCGGTGTTAGTCGAGAAGAAATAGTCAATCTCATTGAAAGGCAAGCAAAAGCTGATATTCAAGCTTCTCAACGTGCTGCAGGTATATTGTCGTTTCAAGAACAAATTAATTCAGCGTTATCAGAAACTATGGGTCTTGAAGATAGGCGAGGACCTTTCGCTCAAATGTGGTCTGATATTAAAGAATCTTTAATGCCTGCTATCAAAGAATTACAACCGATGACTATAAAATTTATTGAGATGTTTGGCCGGTCATGGAAACTCGTTCTACCAGTATTTCGATTAATTGGTACCATTTTAAGTTGGATTGCTAAAATAATTAATTTTATATTAACACCAATAGTATTTATGATTGATAAAGTTCAAAATGCTGCAGGTTTTATTCAAAAAATTTTAGGAATTAGTCCTTCAATGGAATCCAATATTAAGAAAGGAATCAATCCTTTAGTTGAAACAGACTATGCGAGTGGTAATACAGAAAGTTCAAAAATAACAGAAAATACTGTAGGACGTTCAAAAGCTGAACGCCAATATCTTGTTGATGATTTGGGTGAAGCAATTAAAAATGTTGAAAAAGAAAGAAAAGGGTCTACTACTACAGTTAACGAAAATATACAAGTTGACTTTATACTTGACGGTAAGAAGATGGATAGACAACAAATTAAGCGAATCAAAAATTACTAATGGCTATAGATAAAACACTCGAAACTACTGATAATTTGATTGGACAGGCATTTCCTGATACACTCCAAAGAATCAATAGATATTCGCCTAAAAATCCATACGGACATCCACCATTTTTGAATGCATATTACAATTCATTGCGTCAAACTGCTGAATTTTTAGTTACTGGGCAAGGTATACGCTTTGTGATTAAGCAAACTGTTTTACATGCTTTGAATAATCGTAATGCTCTTTTTTGGAATCCAGCATCATTAGCATCAAGTATGGTTTTACACATACCACATTCATTGGATGTTCTTTTTGGTCGTACATTTACCGATACTCTTGCAAGAAATCCCGGTGATGCAAAACCGGTTGCTTCAATGTTTTCTGGTGGTAGATGGGGCAATGTTGAACAAATACTTGGACCTGCAGGAGCAGTATCACCGCGAATTCAAGGTGGACAAAGAAGAAATCCTGTTGAAGGTATAATTGGAGCAGCTCTTGGTATGACTGATAGTCCATCACAACCAAGAATTGCTGTTGATAAAGCTTCAGAACAACTAAATGTCAATACAAAAGATGAGCGCTATCCAGCATATTCAAAAAATTATCTTATTGCCATCAACAGAGATAAAGTTGTTCTCGGAGACCGAGCTTTCTATGGTGAAAATCCAAGTGCACAAAATGTTTGCAAACGTAAAATAGTTAGAAGACGTAAAATTCAAAAGCTTGCTGAACAAGAAGACAATAATAGAAATATTATTGAAATTCATTCTCGACTGCGTCATGCCGACCCCATTAGAGTAAAAGGTCCATATACTGTTGAACCTAATGCTGAAAATCAAGAAGAAATAAACATTGAATCACAACAATTAGTTAATTTTTTCTTAACGACTATTGAACCCGGTGATAATAGTGTTTATTCACGATGCGATTTTCGTGCATATATTAAAGAACTTAGTGAATCAATAAATCCGTCTTGGAATGAAATTGAAGCTTATGGACGTTCTGAAAAACCGAGTACATATTCAAATACTGCTCGTTCCGTTGGATTATCTTTTATGATGGTAGCAGAACATCCAGATGAATTATTACCAATGTATCAGCGTCTTAATTGGTTGGTACAACGTTGTTATCCGGGTTATTCTGTATTTGAACAAGGTATGTTTATGAATCGTCCTCCGTTATTTAGAATAACTATAGGCAATTTGTATCGTAGTGTTGTTGCTCGATTTGATAGTTTATCATTTAATTTTCTTGAAAATGAATTATGGGAAGTTGAAAAAGGGAAAGCAGTACCAAGAGTTATTACTATCAATGCACCATTTACTATTCTTCACACTGAAGTACCCAACCGCGATACTAATTTCTATGCTGGTATGATTTCGAGTATGGAGGTATCATAATGGGATTACGCGAAAACAAATTACTTGTAATTAAAGATAACAACAAAATTGAAAGACTTGAGTCTCCTGACAAAATCAAATTTAATAAATCTTCTCGCGATATATTTGTCACACCAAAAGCAGATGAAACACTTCATAAATTAGCAAATCGTTACTACGGTGATTCTGCTCTATGGTGGGTTATTGCTTCTGCTAATAATCTACGCTTACCTTTTAATATTCCACGAGATATTATTTTAAGAATACCACCAAAAAACGGCATCCGAAACTAATGGCACTCCAAAACTTACCTAAAGAAGTATTATTTTCTGCATTAGAATATGCTACAAGCGAACGAGCTCAAAATGTTTTTGCTATTTTAAGTTCTCTGGGTGCACAGGAATTGTCGCAACTCATTTCTTATGTTTCTATCGTTCCTGCATACGAAATGAAATCTGCGCATGCTTCTGATGATGAGGGAGCAATCGTAGAGGCAAATGTGGTTGAATTTAACAATAATGTCAATGCTGACCTTTACAATCGTACAATTTTTGATTATTCAAACACAGAATACAAATATCGTGGACTTGTTTTATTAGATTCAGTTAACATAAATGTTAAGCCGGGAACAACACAAATTTATGGTGGGGTAACAACAGGTAAAATAAGCTTAAAATTAATGTCTGTCGAAGCATTCGACCGTATTGAACATTTGATGTCATATGGAAGTGAATTTATATTAAGCTGTGGTTGGATTGACGGAATACCAAATACATTGAGTCCATATGATATTCGTGATGGAAAATCATTTGATTGGTGGTGCACAGTAGCGGGTTATGATGTCAGTGAAAATGGTGATGGAACTTGGAGCATAACAATTTCATTCGCTTGCGCTATGGCTAATGCTTTACTGAATATTAATCCAGCAGCTTATGGAGTTCCGAATTACGGACAATTAACGAATGTATATTTCATACCAAAAAGTTATCGACCACTTGTATATTTAGGCATAGTTGATTCTAATTTGCTTGTCGAAAATCCTTTAGATGACAATGTTGAAAATTCAAATCCAGATGAATTATTAACTGCACAGTTACCTGATGCTACCAGCGTTTATATTCCCGATTTTTCTGATTTATCAAAAATTAATTATTTATCGCTTGGTTATGAAGATGATTATTATATTCAGCTCGTTGAAGTTTTAAGTTATTATCAAGATTTGATTAATCGTAATTTTATCAAAAATAAAGAAACAATTAAAATCCGTTATATTACTGCTACAACCACACAAAAAGATGGTGCATATTATAATGAAGGTTCGAAACTTCGTTCATTGATTTTACATGAAGGTTTCCCGAATGAATCATTAGGAGATGATAAACCAGTCGAAAGAATTCCCGGTGGTGAAGATAAAATTAGTGTATCAAAATTTACACAAATATATATTCCACTGAAATTTGCTTCATCGCTTTGGATTACATCTAATTCATTGATGGATTTTTTCAATAAACTATTTGGGTGGATTAATAACAGATATGATATTACATTATTAATTCAAGTTACTGGCGAAGGTAACGAATTATCTGTTGTTAATATCACAGAAGATTTACTTCGTAGCTCGATGAGTATTCCAAGATTTTTTATTGGAGCTGGTCGTTCTACAGTTCTTAATCATTCATTTAGTTTTAATGATGAATCAGCTGGTAAAGATTTCGCCATTGCGCAAAACATAGATGCTTTGCGAACTGGAAGAAATGAAGAAATTTATATTTATGATATATCAACGATAATAGATAATATTGATATTATGTCAGCTAATACTTTTTTACCAGAACCAACAGCTGCTTCGCCAGAACAAGTTAATTTTGTTAACAAAATACGTTCAATTGTGGCAACATATGCTGAATCTGATTCTGAAACAAAAAAAACATTAAAATCTCAACTCAATCAATTAGCTGAAGAAAACCAAGATAAATTATTGTATTTTAAGTCAGAACCAAAACTCAATGTACTCAGTAATAGTTATATTAATGTAGAAGACTCTACAAAGCTTGTTCAATCAGATATTGATAGATTAAAAACTCGAGGAATTATTCAATTACAAACTCAACTTCGTCCATTGACAGGACAAATAACAGTGTATGGTTTGTCATTTTTTAATCCTCGTGGAATTGTTCATTTAACTTTCAGCGATAAAGTAAGGTATTATTCTGCAAATTATATCATTGAAGAAGTCAATCATGTATTTTCAAACAATATTTGGAAAACTGAAATGACATTGACTGTTGATGTTCTTAGTGCAAAAAGAGCTGCGAATCGTGTTGCTTATGGTGAAGGAAATAATACTTCTGAATCTGTTATTAAATTTGACCCCATTGTAATTAAGGAT